AAGTCTTCAGCGATTTCTCCTTTTAGACCTCTTTCGACTGCTAGTTCATTTTCTTTCATCCATTCTTCTACAACATAGTTCATGTATGTGTCTACTTTTTCTGTAAGTTCAGATTTGTTAGACTTAATACCTTCTGCTATTTCGTTGTCATAGTTTTCTTGAAGTCTTGTGACTTCATCACGGACTTTAGATTTAACTGCAGATTCGAAAACAGTAGCTGCTTTCTTTTTAAACTCATCTGTTAAGTCACCTTCTCCACTCATTAGAGCTTCAACATGTTCTGTAACATCTATAGTTTTAATTCTTTGTTCAACAGCTTCTTTCTGTAGAGCTTCTTTTTCTTTATCAGCTTCAGAAGTTTCCTCAGTTTTAGCCATCATTTCTTTCATTTTATCATAAGTAGCTTTGACCATTTCCATAGGCATGTCTTTCATTTCTGTTTCCATGTCTTTCATTGCTTTAATCATTTCCATTTTATCCATTTCTTTGACTTCTTCCTTTTCAGCAATTACTTCTTGGTCATCTTCCATTTCTACTTGGTCACCAGCCGCTAAAGGTTTAGCAACTTTCTTTTTACCATCATTTGGTGTATCACCAGAATCTGGTTTACCTTCACTTTTCTGAGCAGCATCGCCTGAAGCTTCTTTCGCTTTTTTACCAGCTTGAGTGCCAGGGCCAGACTTGTCAGAAGGGTGTGTTACTGCAGGACCCATATCTTGTACTTCGCCTCCAGGTGTAACACTTGAAGCATCAGAAGCTTTTAACGCAGGTTCAGCTGGAGCTGCACCTTTCTTAGGAGCATCCGCTTGTTCATCAAGCTCACTAAGGACTTCTGCCTCTAATTCTTCAATAGTTTTTTCGATTTCGCTCATTGGATATCTCCTAGTTAAATCTATTGTTATTAATTAATATCATTTTTCTGTTATATTAACACTTATTTATACATTATAACAATTTGAGGAATTTAGCAAACTCCAAATTTTGTTCTAATGCTTGTTTTTTCCGAATTCTAGAATTGATTCTTTCTTTCGCTTCCATTAACTCAGATTCTACAAGTGCTCCATGATTCCATACCCACTCCTTACCTTCCATGATACCTTCTACGAAAGCACTTGGAGCAGAGGGGTCTGAAACGATATCTGCAGCTGTAGCTAAATAGAAATCGTTCCTCACATAATTTGCACCATCTTTCTTTTGTTCTAAACTTCCCATTCCTCTTGAAGAAACACCAAGTTTAGCTCCCTCATCCATAAGGGTCTTAACGATATTACCCATAGGTGTTGATAATATTTTAGCTTCACCTATGAAGTTTTTACCGTCAGGGTATAGTGCAGTTATCATGTGAGAAGCTCTTTCTAAATTTATTGTAGGACCTTCTGGGTGTCCTAATTCACCGTAAGCACGCTTCTCATTGATGAATTCTTTATTATATCTGTTAACTTCTTTTTGTAGTATTTCCATTGGATATACACGGCCGTTCTTGTTTTTGATATCAGCCTGCATAAAGATACCTTTGATTTTGTAATCTTTCTTTCCGTTTTCCTTTTCTTCGGTAATGTATTCTACATCACTTACAAATTCTTCCGATATTAATTTTACTTTATTACTCATGATTCTCTCTATGTTGTGTAGTTAGCATCTTTTTTAAATTCTAATATAACGAAACCAGATGTTCCTCTTGTTTGTGCATTTATATCAGATGATGTTGCTGTTGTATTTGTAGCACTTCCTAAAATCAAACCTGCAGAACCATCATAGTGTCCTGTTCCAGCAAGTTGTAATGCAACCACATTAGCAGATGCACCAATAAATTTAATGATACAATCACCTGTATTTGCAGCGGCAGTTCCTTGTGTTAATCCCCACCATGCTCTAGATAAATCTAATTTTGCTCCATTTGCAAAACCACTTAAAGTATGTGCATCAAGAATTAAGTTATCTGCAGTATCATTATCAAATATTGCTTTGACTGTGACAGTTCCACCAGCACCAGCAGCATTTACTACTGTATCTCTTAATGTTGTTGTTACAAATGACATTAATTAAACTCCTATTAAATTGATAGTACTTCTTTTTCAAAGTACGAAATAAGGTCTTTTTCACGAACCTTATTCTTCTTACTTACTGTTTTTATTGTTTTATCAAAAGTATTTAGGAAATCATTTGGTTTAGCGTCCATAATCTTAAAGATATTGTCCACTGCGGACTTCATCTTAGGGGATAATTTCTTATATTCCTTAGATTTCCTATGTTCATCTTTTTCTAAAAAAGGTTTATAAAAAGAATTAAACTTCTGAGCCATCTCCCTCATCCTGTGTGATAGTAGACTTAACAAATGTATTTGCTACTTCTTTTCTTTTTGTTTCAAGTGCATCACCTACTTTAGAAGAAATCGTATCTTTGAACGCTTGTTCAGCACCTAAATTATCACCATCGGATAAAGCATCTATTATATCTTTAGTTTCCGCCATTTTCATCTCCTTTATTTGTTACACCATCAGATTCTTTACCTTCTAAATCATCAGGTGATATAAATGAACCTGTTGCATCTTGTGGATATCTAGTGATACCATCACCACCATCTGGCATATCAATACCACCATCCTCAACATCCAATCCAGCTTCTTTGTTAATTTGTTTCTGCATTTCATCCATTTCTGCATCTGTCATATTTAGTACATTTTTTTGTACCCACTCTTTACTGTAGAATGTTCCAATGTATGATTCTATAGAACCTAAATTGTTTATTCTATCTTGCATCAATTCTGCTTTTTTCAATTCAGCAAAATGACCATCTTGTAAAAAGTTATACTGAATATGTTCTTTCATATTATCCCAATCTTCTATAGTAACAATACCTTTTAGAATTAATTGAGCTTTTAACATATCAGTAAAGATAGGTGTAAATCTTTTTCTTAGTCTTTGTACAAACTTAGTAAATTTTAATTCATCTCTTGTAATCTCTGTTGAACGACCAAGACTGAAACCACTTTCAGCTTCCATTCTAGAAATAGGTACATTCAATGAACGATATAATTTATTTTGAAAATATTTTATATCTTCAATCTCACCTAAGTTTTGTCCACCTTGTAGTGTAGTAATTTCTGTACCACGACCACCTTCTCTACGAGGTAACCAAAAGTCTTCTAACATTGACATATGATTTCTATCATCTTGTATCTCACCAGTACTAGCATTATAAACTAATTTGTTACGATAACGATTCATAACATCTTTTAGATATTGTTCTGCTTTTATTTTTGGAAGATTACCTACATCAATATAAAATATTCTTCTTTCAGGAGCTCTTGATATTCTGTATATAACTACAGAATCCTCAATCATTCTTAATTGATTAACGGGTTTGATTGCTTTGTGTAAGTGTGAAAGTACATGACCTTTGTTTTGGTCAATTAAACCAGATGGTACATATGTGATTGAATCATCAGCAATCTTAATACCTTCTGTCATTTGTCCAGCATTTAAACCTTTATCGTTGTATAGAAAATAATCTTCTACACCTTTTACGATATCCATTGATGAACCAGGTTTCTTATCTTTGTTAACCTGTCTTACTTTTCTAATTTTTCTAGGGTCTATATATCTTACTTCAACGACACCTGCTTTAGGGTTCTTCTTATCAATTACTTTATGATAAAATATCCTACCATCAATATACCATCTTCTGAATATATCATGTCCTTTTACATCAAAGTCTAAAAGTGACAAGATAGTATCAAACTCTTTACGAATTTTTTCTTTAATTGATTTGGTATATTCTAATCTATCAAGAACAATAGATACTGCTTGGTCGCGTTCATTAGATACGATAGCTTCATTCACTATATCCTCAATCGCTGAATCACACTCTGGTTGTTGTGAAATTTCACGATATCTACGGATTAAGTCAACCTCTGACCTTTCTCTACCATCTACATCTAATACTTGACCAAAGAAACCGCCCCCTGCGATTTCGACTGCGCCGTCATCAGCTGGGGGGACTGTAAATTTTTCTTGACTTTTGGTATCTTTGATTTTCTCAAATTTAAAACCAAATAGTTCTGCCATAATAAAATCTCCTTTATTGTCCTTTATTTATAAGGAAAAAAAAGACTGTTTTAGAAGTTAACGCCAGAAGCTTCGAAGTGTTGATATCTCCATGTACACTCAAACTCAGCGATTGTACTATCTTCCGAAGAATCTAAAGTAACTTCACTCATTGTTTTTGGCCATGCGTTTTTAAAGATATATGTTTTAATGACAGTGCCATCTCTATCTAAATGGTCTACACTTAAATCGGTAGCATAATCAGCCATTGCAGTAACACCTGTGTTATCAGCGAAATCATTCATTCCATTTGACCATCTTTCTAATGCATTTCTAATCATATAGTCTGTGTCCATATAGAATGTTGTTGACCACTCCCCTGCAGCTTCTCTATCACCAGTCATA